CAGGGTCGCCCTGAATTGCTCTCTGGGCCAGAATGCCAGCAGCTTTAGTTTCATCGCTTGGTATCCCCATCCTGCCAAGAATGTCCATGCGATCCTGTGTCAAGTCAAGAATTCCTTTGAAGTCACCACGTTGGGCCATGTTAAGAGCAGCTTGCGCATCTTGGTAAAGAGCCATTTCGGTTTGCTCCCTACGGTTCTTCATGCGCTCCTCAAATTGAGGAACCCGGCCGCCAAGAGCAGCCGCAATGCCCTCAACAATGTCGTATTTGCTGTAACCGTTAGCCATTTTGGAAATCTCTTTTTAGTATCCGTACATTCTGTCGTAGTTTATGCCACCACCAGTATTGCCGCCGCTTGGTATAGGTTGGCCACCAAATTGGTATCCTGACTGATTTTGTTGCTGCTGATTATTAAACATCAGACCGCCAAGCCTGTATGCATCTGCGGTATTCTGCAATGCATCCCCTACGTTATATCCCTCCGGGGTTTGTAATTGCGTCATCGAGACACCGCCTAAGCCACCGGCTGTTGCCAAATTTGCATTCACTTTTGCCATATATTGATCTGCAAAAGTCTGCCCATATGTGCTTGCAAGATCGTTGTAGAAATCTAATTGCTGACCTGTTAGCTGACCCAGCTGTTGCCTGTAGGCATCACCAGCGCCAACTTGTAAGCCGCCTATAGTTCCCGTGGCCGCGCCTATGTTTTCCGAAAGGTCTCTACCAGCTTGACTGCGGTAATCGGCTTCTTTGAGAAGGATATTGCCAAGCCTGCCTGAAAGTGCATCCTGTATTTGGGCTGCTGTAATTGCACCCGCCTGACCAAGTCCAGATATTGTACCGGCCTCCTGACCACCAAGCTGCGCAGATGTAGCGCCCGCTCCGTATCCTCTTGTGGCTATGTCACCAAGTTGCGCTAATCTATTTGACAAATCTTGACTGTATAAATCGCTAGTAAACTGTGCCAGTGCTTTTCTTACATTACCGCCACCAAGACCTCCAAGAGCCGCTGCTTGACGTGTAATAGCTTCTTCTCCGCGCTGTTGACGGAATGCAAGTTCCGGGGATGCCTGATAATCCGCAAACGCTTGTGCCTGCGCCTCTGGCCCCAGCGCGCCTGTTAAAGCAGCCTGCCTTTGCGCGGCCTCTTGGCCAAGATCACGGTATGTTTGTTGGTATCCCTGTGCCTCATCGTAAATACCGCCAACCGCCTGACCTATTTGTTTAATTCTATTAACTAGCTTTTGCTGGCCTTCTTCGCTAGTTTGCCGTGTTACATCTGCCGCTCTGCCAACAGCTGAAACAGCGGCAGGAAGACCATATTCCGATGTGGTTATCGGAATCTGATTTAATGATCCGGGCTGTACTTGTGGGAATACTCTCGCAAGTTGTTCTGGTGTGATGCCGTAGTTCTGCGCGGCTTTCTGTATTTCTGGCTGAGTCGCAAATGCTTGCGTTCCAGCCCTGCCCATAACAGCATCACGAATCTGTTGATCAGTGTACCCACCAGCCTGCCCGTAAGCCTGACGAATGTCTGTGTTAGCAGCAAAGGATTGCCCCATCACCCTTCGCATATCATCTGGTGTAATACCATAATCGACCATTACATCTGCAATTTGGTCAGGCGTTGCATTTGGGTTTCTTTCTAATGCGGTTTTTATCCGAGAATACGGAACCCCGCTTGCAGTAGCTTTTGCCGCAGTATTTGTGACAGGCGTAATATCTGTGTCAGACGCTTGAGATGCGGTAGGCGTTTGAGAAGGGGGCTGCTCACTTTTTGTTGGATAATAATTGATTTGATCAAACAACGAAGAAAAGGGTTCCAACCTTCTACCAGTAACTGATATGAAGCGTTCTGGCGAAACACCATAGTTTGCCAATGCTTTTATAATTCTTTCATCTGAAGCGTTTGGATTTGCGGCTAATACCGCCTTGATCTGTGCGTCTGTAACGGCCATACCAAATTACCTTATCTGAACGATCCTGAAGCGGCATCGGACATTATATCCCCCACCAAATTAAACTGCTGTATAACGCCACGTTGGTATGGAGTTAATGAAGCCAACTGCTCTGGCGTAAGATTTCTTGACCAGCTTTGATCTGGCTGAAGATTTTCTGTGAGAATTGACCAGTCATTTACCGGTACTGTTTCCCGGACTTTTTCTCCCTGCAAAGCCATTGCGTTTTCAATCGCACTTAAATCTATCGGTGTTGGCGCTGACTCGGCAATTGCTCCTCTGTAATCAAAATCAAGACTTCTTGGCTGCAACGCTGAGTAATCAATGGGTACGCCGAGAATTGCCTGATTCTGCGCCATAAGCCCGCCCAATGCGACTTGCTGCCCAGCCAATGACGATTTATCTATTAACTCAAACTGCGGTAATGAAGTTTGCTGTAAATAGCTTGGAATAGTTTTCTGCTGCTCACGTAAGATATTCCTTGCAATATCGTATCCGGGGCCAATCGCTTCTATAGCCCTATCCCCATACCTGATTATGTCTTGGCGAGTTTGTTCTCGTTGCGCTAACTCTGCCGCATTCGTTTCTTTCGTGGCTTCGCGGTTTTTCTTATCGCCTAAGACACTTGTCGCCAGCGTGGCAGCCGCTAATAATGCGTCTAACATTTTGTAACACCTCTATATTTCAAACCGCTACCCATCCTCTAGTCCTGTCTCCACCAATATCGGGCTGCATCTTCCGATACTGGATTGATCCAGCGCTCCCGGCGCTGTCCAGATACAGGCTGTACTGTCTGGCCTCAACAACACCCTCCGGGCTGCCAGTGCCGACTATAGGGATGCTCAACGATGCGTCTTGCGTCCACTGACGGAATGCCTGCTCCATTGTACCATCATTACCAATGATAGGCTGGGCAACATTAAGTATGGGATTACTCACTTATCCCCACCTACTATGTTGGCAGTAAGCTGTATAATTACTGGTTTTACTGCGTCAGTCAAAGTAAACCTAAACACCTCAAAACGGCCAGCACGGCCATTACGCCGCCAGATAGCCCTTCGCTGGTACTCGCCTATCTTGCCAATACTTCTGGGAATAGGATCGCTCCAAGTCTTGCCGTCCTTGCTGCGCTCCAGCACGATCTGCGGATCAGTCACCGCATCGTTCCCGACACCGGATTCAACGGTAAGTTCCAAGCTGGGGAAGAATACCGACTGCATATTGTTCTGAAACGGCTGAGTGGCAACACGCCTGATAATGGTGTTTCCGTACTCTGTATACACGTCTGCGGTCAATTCTCCGATCCTGCCGTCCACGTTGTCCCCGCAGAATATCTTACCGTAAGCCTTCGCTATGGAGGCCACACGGTACGCGCCGAGCGAGCCGTCAATGTAAGACTTTCTCTCATGCCAGCGCTGGGTGGTTATATCGTAGACCAGCGTAGTATTTGGTAGAGCGAACCCGATGAAATAAGCGCCCTTCCGACCGTATGCCCAAGCGTAGATGTTTGATACCTGAGTCTCGGTCAGACCGGCCAAGATTGAGTCAATAGCTGTTGTGGATACTTTGACAGTGCTGTTGCCGTTCAGCGCCCAGATTGCCGGTGATTCGTTCTCACCACCACCGACCCACATAAAGGTATCCTGCGAGTTCACTATCGAGTTCGGGGCATAACAACCCTTCTGCAAGAATAGACCAGTTCGCTGAAAGGGGAAGTCTGCACCGCCGATATTCTGAAACGCCTCAAACGTCTGCCCGCCAGAAATAAACAACTGGTTCTTAAATACGACAGGGGCGACTATATCGTCCGGGTCAGATTCTGCTGTACCAAAGTCCAGCGCATTGTAGTTCAGGCCGTCATTCAGGGCGCTTACAATAAACTTCTTGCTGTCAGTTGTGACCACGAAATAACCGTCAACAAACGCAACATATTGTGGATCGCCGTTGGCTGTGAAATCGCTGTCTGTAATCTGTGCATAAGTATCGGTAACGTGGTTATAGATATATCCGTCACCGCCCGGAACAAGAACCATCAACTGCGTACCATTGTCAGCCATTGACACTCTTGAAGTGCCAGACACTTCGCCAATTCTGGTCAGGCTGTACGTTGCAGCTGTTCCGACTATCGTCTCATCCAGACGGTACAAGCTGTCGCCGTTGACAAAGTATGGCTTCCCAGCCATTTCGTGCGCGCCCCGGTTCTGATCTTGAATCTCCCCAGATATGGCTACCTGTTCAGCGCCGTCAGTGCCAAATAAGGTTTCCTGAGACAACGCCTGACCCTGCGCTATGTTCGGATACCAGTTGGTGCATTCCTGCGCCGATATGGGCAGGGAATCGCTAACATAGAATCCGTTGGCTATTGGCAGCTGGGTAACTGGCATCAATGCGCTCCGAATAGAGAATCAATTACCACAATGTTGTCTGTGCTTGAACCGTTAGATACATATAGTTCAACGTAGTCGTTTGTAGACAAAGCTACATTGTAACTAAGGGATACGTTAGCTGAAGATGCAGCATCAACAATACGGCTTATTTTGGCCTCACTGATTACCGTACCGTTCTTGGCTATATGGGCAATTAAGGTCTGATTGTTAGCCGTGGCTGGCTTTAGCGTGACAGATACAACAATCCCAGCAGTATAATCAGGAGCTCCTGTGTAGGTCAGCCTGCCGCCAGTGGTAGCGGTGAAGTTAGATACACTGCCAACCACCCATGTTCCAGCCACAAGCACTGGCGTATTCGTAGCGGCTATAGCGGTCGCTGTAGAATTGCCGTGGATAGTGACTTGGCCATACGTCTGGGTCGCCGTAGAGGCGACTGTGATGTAGTTACTGGTAGCGGTCAAAGAAATACCGTCACCAGCAACCAGACTTGCAACCACGGGGTTCTGCGATGTTGTGTTGAGAAATAGCGGGGTTCCAGTGGTGTCGGCGGTAAAGCTATGCTGGATCTTTATTCCATCATTAGCGGAGATATTGGCAACCACGCCGGGGCCATCTTCAATGCCACGGATGTAGTTGACACTCCCTGATGCAGTTAATACAGGTGCGGCAGTTCCCGGCCCCTTGGCCGCTATTGAACCAGTTACCCCCAGATTACTAACAAAGTTATCATACGAGATTTTGTAGTTCGTGCCGTTTACAAAGTAATCAATATAACTGCCAGCATCAACCGATGACTTGGCAACGAATTCGCTTTTCTTGCGGCCCTGTGTTCTATCAACCATTGGTATTTATCTCCAAGCCTATAGCACCCGTAGATTCAGCCAGAATGCTTTCTTCGCTTTCTGGATAAAAGTGTCCGCTGATTCCCCAGCTTTGATCGTCATTGCCAGAACCAATCGGCAGAGTAGACGGCAGCTTGGTTTCTGATATGTGCTGCCCAAGCAGGCGCATTGTCTGCAACCCTTCGCGGGCCGCTTTGATTAACCCAGTGCTAACAACACCACCGTAATCCGGGCTGACCTCAATGGCCATGTTAGCGATCAGGCCACGCAACGCGCCGGTCGGGATCGTTACCTCATCACCAAGATCGCTGACGGTAGTATAGCCAAGCGTGATACCCTGCGCGTCTAGTTCGCCCATGTAGTTGTTCAGGGCGAATATAAAGTCTTGGTATTCATCAGGCTCTAACGATGCCTCTGAAGCCTGTACCAGTATCCGTTGTAATGCCGCCTTTGCGACCTGCGCTACTGTAGCCATTATTCAAATTTCGCCTTTGAAGATTTTGAGCCTTTGCACTTCCAGCGCTTACGGCTAAGTCTTAGTGGGGAGTTGGGGTCTTTGGCAGCTTTAGGATGTTTCTT